GCAAAAAAGATGGAAGATGCTCTTGATCCTGCGGTTAAGAAATGGATTGAATTGAAAGCTGCTATTGATGACGCTGCGGAATCAGCAAAGAATGCAGGCGGTGGTGGTGGAATGGGAGATATTCCAAAGACTGGCGGATATGTCGTTACTCCATATGGTGCAATGCCAACAAGTACGCCTGGGATTAGAACAATTCTTGAGACTTCAAGGTTAGCAACAAGAGGTGGTGTTGGTGTAAAAATCACCAGTAGAAAAGCCGGTGGAACAATTCCGGGTTCAATCAATACGGCTGTTCCAGCAATTCTACACGGTGGCGAATTTGTTCTTAATGCAGCAGCGGTCAAGAGGATTGGTGTTGCAACATTAATGAAATTAAATAATTATCAAATTCCACAATATAAGATGGGAGGTTATGTTCCGTCAAGATTTAGTACTCCTCGCTCCTCTACTCCATCAGTTGGAGGTGTAGCAGTTAATAGCGTTAGTACGGTCAATATTCAAGTTGAAAACTTTATTGGTCAAGAAGAATGGTTTAAGTCAATGATGAAAGAATACAATATTAATGTTGTTCCGAGAAATCAAAAAGCCGCCGGTCTTGAATCCAGAACATTCACAAGCTATAGCGGTATTAATCAGGGATTATAATGGCTATACAGAATCAGCAAACGGGAATTACACATTTAGTCGTTTTAAATGGCGAAGAGATTACTGAGCATAATCGTATTTTTGATGGCGGATTTAAAATCAATTCAGAATCTGTTGAACTAGCAAATGGTAACAAAAGAAGATTTATTAAAAATAATAAAAACTCATATAGTTTATCTTTTCAATATCTTCCAAACTCTCATACGGAAACAATTGATGGAAGAAAAGCAAGAGATTATTTACTGCAGCTGGCAAGAACTCCATCCAGTTTATCTTTATCAATAAAACTTGATCCGTCTGAACCGTTTTATAATACGACAGTATATGTTGATTCTTATACCGAAACACTTATTCGCCGGGATATCCCGAATCAATGTGCGTATTATAATGTCAATATGAATTTAATTGAGGCATAAATATGTCATCTAATAGCATCTTTAGTTTCTCAGATCCATTTTCTAGCGGCATAGATTTCTTTACCCCAGATGATTATCGCACAATAGCTACATCAATTCAAATTGAATCTAATCTTGTTGTGCAATTCCAAAAAACTGCGTTTAGTTCAGTGCAAATTGATGCAAATTCCAATGCTTCTATAACAATAACAAAAATTGCTTTTGCCTCAGCAAATATAATTTGCGATGGGGCTACATTAACATTAGGAACAAGAATTAAGCTTGCAGAGTGTTCAATATCAGCAACATCAAATCTAACAGTGTCTGCTGTAAAGACTGCACTATCGCAAGTCGCAATTCAAGCAAATTCAAATCTCACGACATCACTACTTAAGACAGCTTTGGGATCTGTATTAATAACAGCAGAATCTAATGCAACTGTAGTAGCAACCAAGATTGCTTCTGGTGCTTCTGTAATATCAGCAACATCAAATCTTACAGCGCTTGCAAGACTAATTAGGTTTGCAAGCTCTTCAATAAGTGGCAATGTAAATCTTATAGTTGCTGGAGATATTATTCTTGTCACTGCAAGGATTGAAATATTTAATAATACAAATATTACTGCTCAAGCAATAAGATTTAGTAATTCTATAACTGCTGACTTTAGCCTTATTAGAACACTTCTAATGCTTGATGGTGTACCGCTTACAAACCAAAATAGACAACTTGATGTTGCAGTTGCTCCCGTTTATATAGAAAATAATAATTGGCAGGGCGATACATCAAGATATTATAAAAATACTAGCGCACTCGCTGGCGGGAAGAGAACATTCAATCTTCAGTGGAGATTTATACCAAATTATGAAAATAAAACCGTTGATTTAAAAGCTTCTCGTAACTATATTAAGAAAAAGTCAAAAGACGGTGATGTTCATACATTAACTATAGTGAAGCAAGACGAGAGTGGAACAACTCCATATACAGAAGAGGCTATAGATGTATTTATAACTAATTATTCAGAGAATCTTATAAGAAGAGACTTAGTTGATGATGTATACTATTTTGATTGCTCACTTTCACTTGAGGAGGTCTGATGATTACAGTCGATCAATATAATAAAGACCTATCCTCAGACTTTAATACTGCTATTGCCGCCAAAGCGCAAAAAATTAAGCCAAAGGTAGTGGTGACTTGGTTGGATAGTCGTCATTTGGATAATCTTGCCATTACTACCAATAGCCCCCACGCAAATTTATTGTACCCAGAAACCGGCTTCTATTTTTCAGCTTCAGAGGCTTTTAACGGGATTGAAAGGCAATCGTTTACATGGGGTGTAGCAGGCGCTAAGGACAGGGATGGCGATGTTATAAAGGCAGATGGCACTTGGCACACAATGCCATCTTTAATAACAACAGATCTCGCAAATACGCAGGTTGGCGGCAATTTAGAGTTCGGGTGGTGGTCGGCCAGTCAAAGCAATGCTTCTGTGCATGGCACATATTCTGGCTATGGATTTGTTACTGATCCATATATTGAGGCTACTTTTACATCAAGAAAAGTTAATAAGATTAGAATTATTACATCTGAATACTATGGTCGGATAGCCAACTATACTATCTATGCTTATGATTCATCTAATAATCTCGTCGTTTCATTTAGTGATTTAATACCAGCCAGTACATATTACAAGGATCATATTTTATCAGCAGCACTCTCTACACAGAATATAGCAAAAATAAGAGTCACTGTTCATAGTACTCGTAATCCATCTGATAATGCAAGAATTCAAGAAGTTATTCCACTTTATGAAGAGGATATGAGTGATTATGTAATTTCAATGTCTTTAAACAGAACTAGAGATATTCACGAGACAAGTTTACCTATTGGCGGGAGTGAAATGGGAACAGCGTCTGTTGAATTTGATAACACAACAAAAAAGTTTAATATCTTTGATAATAGCTCTCAATATGGTAAGTATTTAAAAAAGGAATTAAAAGTTGATATTTATTCTGGTTGGAGAATTAAAAAGCCATCTGATGACTACATAGATAATATTTATCTTGATACATTTTTAACCGCTAATGCAAATTCAACAACAACAAGTTTAAGCGTAAATGATACATCAATATTTCCATCTGGTGGAGCTGGGAATCATTTTGTTGTAATTTTAGACAAAGATACACAATCTGAAGAATTGATTCTCTGCTCAGGCGTAACTTTGCCAAGCACCCTAAATGTCGTTCAGAGAGGGTATGCTGGCACAACTGCAAAATCCCATACTACTCAATCTTCTGTAAAATTTGAAGTTTATGAATATGTAAAAAATGGTACTTATTATATTGATGAATGGAATACAACATCTTCCTCAATGACAGTTGGTGCATCAATGCAAGACTGGACAAAGTATCTTGTTGAGAAGACAATTAAATACGGCTTCCTTTTACAAAATGCATATGTTGGAGATGCTGTTAAGAATTTATTGATGCGCTCCAATTTTCCACGAGCTGATATTGAAAAACTAAGTAAATATTCACAGGGTGCTATTGAAAGAGGTGCTATTGCTAGTTATTCATTTAAAGAAGAAACAATTGATAGAAGTGGAAATAATATTATTCCTTCAAATGGTCTTCGTGCAAGATTTTGGGGCATGCCATCAAATAAAAAAGACATATCTGTAAAAGATATTTTAGCTGATGGTCTTGATAGACAGCTAACTAAAATGGATCTAGCTCTTGGAGAAACAAGATTTGTTAGCCCCTCATATGTTGCTCTATCTAAAAGTATATCTTCAAACTCATCTAACGCTATTCAATTGGTTGATTACTCATTCACTGGTGCCAACGGCACCTCGTATTCAGATTATTATAATGGCGTTATTGATGGATATTATATTCCTTTAGCAAGCGGTAATCAAAATCTTGTTATATATATTACAGGCGGAGGTGTAAGATTATATCTTGATGATGCTTTGATTATAAATAAGTGGAATACTTATGAATCAAATACAAGATTGCAAAGTACAACAGTAAATCTTACCGCTGGAGTTCCAAGAAAAATAAGGCTAGAGTTTTATCACCCTTATAATAATGGCCCGACATCTAATTTTAGATTGGCTCTTTATAAAGTTGTTGGTGCTGGCGTTGATACACTTGTAACGGCAAATGAATGCACTACAATAGCAGCTTTTGATTCTATTGGTACAAAAAATGCTTCAAGCAACTTAACTGTTGCAGATGCATATAATATGAGAAATAATGGCATTTATATAAATAATCCCAAGTTAAGTCAGCCAACTGGTTTAATATCTGAAACTCAAGATGGAGCCGTTTTATTAGAATCTAATGCATATATTAGAATACCAATGCATGACAGTATTAATATTTCAAATGCAAATTCATCACTATATACTGGTAAATGGACAATTGAATTTTATGGGAAATTCAATACCGGTTCGTTTAGCTCAAATGGTGAATATATTAGCACTTGGGCTAATGGCACTCCAACAAGCGGATTTGAATTTTTTAACAATAGTTCGTCAAACGGATTTAAAATAAGGACATTATCTAATTCTGTAGTAATTACAGAGACGGTTTCTTCAAATACTGCTCTTTCAAGTAACTCTTTTAATCACATAGTCGCAACCTTTGATGGAACAAAGCTTTACTACTATGTAAATGGAGATCTCAAATCAAATACAACAATTGTTGGATCACAAATTGCTTTTGTTTCTGATATAACAATCGGAGGTAGAGGAGCTTCATTTACTGCAAATGTTGGTGAAGTCGCACCATCAACCATAAGAACTTTCACCATTGACGAATTCCAAATTTATAATCAGACTCTCACACCTACTCAAATCAAAGATAGATATTCAGAATCTCAAATTCAGCCATTAACTAATTTTGCATTTTTGTATGGGAACAACTCTAGTTTAAAGCAAATAATTGACGACATTACATTTGCAGATATCGGAAGGCTATATATTGATGAACTTGGAAAAGCAAAATATGAACATTTCTATAGATTCTTTGAAACATCAATTGATCAGCATGCCAATGTTCAATCAACAATTAGTGATTCAACATATCTTATTGATGGCAGTTATACGGTGCAATTGCAATGTAATAAGGTAGATGTTCCTCTTTCTGGTCTGCAAAAAGCAATAGATGCAAAACAGGCTCTGTGGAATATTGATAATGATACAACAATTACAGCAGTTACATTATCTTCTAATATGACAGCCAATTCCAATGTTGCATATTATTCTTCAAATTCTGATATCCCATTCCCTAATGCTGGGTATATAAAAATTGGTAGCGAAATAATTAAATATAATTCAAAGACTGGTAATTCATTTAACAATCTTGAAAGAGGTCAGTTTCAAACAGCCGCAGCATCCCATATTATTAATGATGGCAACGGTTCAAAGATTAGAGAAGTTAAATACTTCAATGTCTCCTTCCAGAAAGCACCGGCTTTTAATGTTCAGACTCCATTTATAACTGCAATTAGAATAGATGAGCCAGATCTTCTTGAAATCCATAAATATATCCCATACGCCTATGGTGCAGAACTAATAATTGCTGCGGCAAATACAGCTCCAGTAGAAAAGATAATAATGCTTGCTGGTGAAGATCGTGAAACGCGGTATCCATACGCAACATCAATTGCTGGTATCCCTGTTGAGATTTCTGAACAGAATTCTGATATTAAATCACAAACAGCATCTGTTGCTGAAAGCATTAAAAAGTATGGAATTAAAGATGTTACAATTCAAAGTAATTTTATTAATGACGCAATTCATGCGCAAAGAATTGCTGATTTTATTATTTCCAAAACGCAAATACCAGTGGCTATTTTAAATGTTACGACAGTAATAATGCCAAAAGTACAACTAGGCGATAGAATAAGGATATCTAATTTTACAGCTCTCGGAATTACAAATACCGATTATTGGGTGATATCATATAGTAGAACAATCGGTAGTAATTTTACTCAGCAGATGACTCTTAGGCAGGTTTCATAATGATGAACGAATCATCAATATATTTCTTTCCCGGTGGTGGACATAATCATGATGGTAATAACTCGTCATTAATTAACACATCCGCATATTCAATATTTGATTTTGATTTTGGAAATATTGGTGGTCCCAACAGGGTTTATCGTCAAGAATTAAATCAAAATGGTTTTAAACAATTTATTATTGCAACTGTTAACTCTTCAATTCTTGAACCATCAGGTCTCGTTCTACAACCTGGCGTTGTAAATGGCAATGCTCATATTATTGCAGGTAGTGTTACTGGTAATGAAATTGCCGCGAATACAATCACTGCAAACAATATTGTTGCCGGAACAATCACTGCTAACTTGCTTTCAGCGAATATTGTTTTAATTGATAATGTTATTAGAAGTAATAACTTTGATGGCACAGTCGCTTCTAATGGAATAATAAGCAACATTGGAACAGTTGGATGGGCTATAACATGGGCAGGAGATGCTGTTTTTGATAGTTCAGTAATTAGGG